GTGATGTTTTTCACGGTCTTCGAGTCCTGCGAATAGTCGTTAGAAACGGAGTCGAGAAGAAATCCCGTCTGTTGCGCGGCGATTCCGAAAACGCCAGTCGTGGTGCCGAAGCTCGTCATACCCTTGCAGGTATGTCAAATCCGGTCAGCTGGTCCTTTGAATCCACGCCTCCGCCGTGAACGTCGCTTCAAACGTCGTATCTTCCCAGCGCGTCGATCCGCCGTCCATTTGGAAGTAGTCGCAATGCACACCCAGCCCGCTGCTTGTGATCGCGTCGCGCATTCCCGATGGCGAGTTGATCGCCTTTTCGATTGCATCGGCCCAGGCCTTCAGGTCGGCACGGTCAGCATCGTCGCCGCTATGCGCCCGAAGCGTGATTTCCACCGGGCATTTCATCACGCCAGGGAGCGCGAGCGAATGCCGCTCCGGGTCGCCAACGTCAACCGCGATGGTCGGCAGGTCGATCTTGTCAACGCTGCGGGCGTCCGCAACCGTGATCGAAGCGTCGGGCTTGATCGGATCCAGAATGGCAATCAGCGCGTTGGTGAGTTTGTCGGTGGTCATATCGTTCGCTTTGTTCCGTCGAGAATGTGCCTCATGCGCTTCGTGCCGTTCTTCCGCCCCTGCTCAAGCGCCTTGTCAACTTGCGAGCCGGTGTGAATCTTCTGGATATAGTCCACTAGGTTCGTGACTGATACCGTCGTGCTCATGCCGTCCCGCTTTGTGTCGGACTCGCCAAGTTTTGCCTTTACGTCTTCTTTGACCCACTTGGCGACGCCGGAAAGGATGCTGGCTGGTTTCCCTTTTCGGTTCGATTGCAAAGCCTTGATCTTCTGAGCGGCGGCGAGGTAAGCAGCTTTTGCAATGCCTGCCCGCTTGATCGCCTTGCGCTTGTATATTTCCTTTTGCGCCACGCTGATGCTTTCGTTCGTCACCGGCTTTCCCCGGAACTTCCTCATGCGAACAACGCCGCGAGTGTTTCGGGCTGCCTGGTGCGCGGCCTCCATCGAAGATGACGGGTAAACGCCACGCCTTGACCCTTGCCACGCGTAGTCAACCTGCTTCCCGATACTCTCCATGAACTTCTTACCAACGGCAGAGCTTAGGCCGAAAGGCGGGACGGTGTGAGCTAGTCGGCGGCAAGTCGATTGTGCCATCTCGATAACGCCGTCTTCGATAGAAACGCCGGTCTTTTTCTCGTATTCACGAAGCGCCCGCTTGAACTCGCGCACGCTCGCCTTGTCCATGCTTGCGGTGATCATTTGCTTTCGTTCGGGTCGCAAAGGTCAAAGCGGATGGCAACCGCGCCAATCCTCACTGCGTAGATTCGGAACGCGACGCCATCCACGGTGCATCGCTTGCCCTTGAGCGCGGCGGGTGTCGTGACATCTCCGGGTTGCGCTGTAGCCATCGCTTGAACTTCCGGCTCAAGCCCGCCTAGCCCGCCGTCCGAGTCGCTGCTGTAGTCGTCCCAGACAACGGAGAACGTCTGGCCGTTGCAGACCATGGTTTTCGTCCCCATGAACGCGTCAACCTCGTCGTGCGAGTTATTCAGGAAGTCGTCGAGCAGGCTCATACTTTGCGGCGGTGTAAAAGAAAAGGGCGGAGACTTTCGCCCCCGCCCTTTGACCAATGAACAATAACACCAAGAGAGGTTAGCCAAGCATGATGGCAGTGTGCGCAGGCTTCAGAACCTTGAAGCCCCAGAGGGCGTGAAGGCGATAAAGGACCATGCCGTCACCGGGGTAAACGCGGAGGTCGAAGCTGATTCCCGTGCGGGGGTCAGTCACGATCTCGTTGTCGATTGCGAGGTCGCCCTGTGCGGGGAACATCGGCAAACGGGTGGCGAGCAGGACCGCGTCGGAAGACCATGCGATGTTCCGTGCGCTGGTGGCGTTGACGGTGATCGCGAGGTTGTCGGCGGCGGCGGCCACGATGCCCGGTGCGTTGATCGTGAAGCTTCCACCCGAAAGGGCGGTTGCCACGACGTATTTGTGGCTGCCAATGGTGACGATGTCACCCGCGAGGATGGTGCCGGAGCCGGTGTCAACGGTGACGGTGGTTGCCCCGACCGCGAGAGCGCCGTTGAGCAGGTAGCTCGCGCCGGTGCCTGCGGTGGCGTCGTTGATCTGGGCGGATTCGCGGATGCTGAAACCGTGAAGGTTGAGAAGCTCGCCATCGCGGAGAGTCATGCTGTTCCCGGCTTCGTTCGCCTTGGTCAACTGGCCAAGCGTGCGGAGGGCTGCCCCGGCGCTGGTGTTGATGGCAAGCGAGCGGCCTGAGGTCGGAGCGCCGTTGTCGTCAAGGATCTTGCGAACCTGAGCGGAATCGGCGAGGGTCGAGGCAAACGGAGTAGTGCCAGCGGTGCCGTAAGCGCGGGAAGCACCTTGGGCGATGGCGTCGGCAAGGTCGTTTTCCATCTCGTTCGTGAGAACGCGGAACGCCTGGGCGATCTGGTCCTGTTGAATGGACAGGAAGCCGGGGCCTTGGTCCATTGCGTAGGATTCCTCGCCGGTCCACGAGAACGCGGACCACTTATCCTTGCTCAAGGTAAGCGAAGCGTTCGCGATGGTCTGGTCGGCGGCGGCAGGAACAGACATCGCCCGTGTGTAAGTCGAGGTCGTGTTGGTCGGTGCTTGCGGGACGCGCAAGGTTTGACCCGACGCGAGACGGTCGGCACGGGCATCGCGGGACACGCCGGGAATGACTCCGACAAGCTCGCGGGAAACCACGTCAAGCGCGGCGTAGACATCAGGGATTAGATTGGACAGGGTATTGGCCATAATATGTGATTAGATTGGATCTTCGGTGACGGTGCCGCCGTTGTGGCGGAAGTTGGTTTTCTCTTCGTCCGTTAGGGCGAGAAGTTGCGAAACGGTCAGGACAAGCGGATCGGCCACTTGTTCGGACGGTTCCTGAAATTCAGGTTTGGGCTTCGCTGCCATCGGATTAAGCGGTGAGCTTTCCGCCGTTTTTGGAGAACTCCGATTTGGCGGCGGGAGACAGCGCGGAGAACTCGGCGCGGGACAAAGCCTTCACTTCTTCCTTGTCATCGATGTCCTCAATCGGGGCGGGATGGCCGGAAGCGGCGAGCTGGCGGGCGGCCTCGTTGGAAACCTTTTCCTTGGTCAGCTCGGCGGCGGCTTCAAGATCGGGGATCTTGGCGTTCTCCGTTTCAAGTTCCGTAATCCGCTCAAGGGCATTTGCAAGGTCCACTTTCGACTCAGAAAGCGACTCGTTCGCGGTCGCAAGTTCGCCCTGAGTCTCGGAAAGAGAAGCGTTTGCGGCGGTTACGTCGGTTTCCAGCTCGGAAACACGGGCTTCAAGCCCCGTGATTTGCTCGCGGGCTTCTTTGTTAGTTAGAAATCCAAGTGCCATATGCTCTTTGGTTGGTGTCAAATCGTGCGCGCAATTAGCCATTGGCGCGCATCTTCCGCGCCTCCAATTCCGTCGATCAGTCCAAGCTCTCCAGCTCGCTCGCCGGAATACCATCCCGCACGCCAAATCTCAGGATCAAGTGTCGCGCCAGCCGCTTCCCTGCCTGCTGCGACATGCTCGCGGAACTTCTCGCCCGCCGCGTTGATGCCTTCTTGAAGGAATGCAAGCTGTGTCTCGTTCGGCTCAAGGTGGAATGTCGATTTCAGGTCCGCTCCCTCGGAAACCAGCGCCTTGAACTCAATCCCCTGCTCGCGCCAGAACTCGGAGCAGTCGGCCCATGACATTATCGTGCCGATGTTGCCGACAGTTGCGGATTCCGTGGCGATGATCGCGTTGCATCCGGATGACAGCTTGTAGGCGGCGGAACACGCGAGACCGTGGCAATGCGCTACAGTTGGAATCGAAAGATCCGCGATCATCTTCGCGCATTCGACGTTGCCGGAAACGGTGCCGCCAGGGGAATCAACATGGTAAACGATGCCTTTTGCTCCCTGCTCAATCGCCGCTTCGGTTTCCGCCGTGATCGTCGAGTATCGCGTGCAAAGCCCTAGCTTTTCGTAAATCGCGGGACATGAATCGACCAATGCGTTGTGAATCCATACATGCGCGATACCGTCCGAGTCCATCACGGCGGCGGGGCGAAGCTCGAAGAAGTCCTCAATCTGGATATTCAGCGAGCTCGCCTTTTCTGGAACGTCGAGAGCCGCGAGCGCGAAGGATTGGATGCTTTCTGGAAGCATCATCCACTGCTTGCCGCGAAGACTTGCAAGCATCCTTAATTGCGAGATTGTCGGCGTGATTGATGTCATGATTCTTCCTTGGTTGGTGATTTTTCGGCGGCCTCGCCCATGTCATTGGGCGTGAGCATTGCCATTTCCCTGTCCTCGATTTCCACCCCGTCCTTGCTCCATCGTTTCGCCGCCTGCTTGCGCAAGTAAACCTCGCGGGCTCGCGCTTCGTAGTGGCTTTCGAGGTTCTTTCCGTGCGCGCCGACGATGTCGGCATGGTTCATCCACCCCGCCCGCCATCCTGCTTCCTGTTCCTTACTGACCCGCCCGTCGTCGATGGTCAGCTTGCGCGGCATCGTGAATCCCCATTTCCACCAATCGGCAGACGGCGGAAGGATTCCCAGCTTAATCGCCTTGGCGATTGCGTAGCCGACTTTGCGGGACGCTCCTTTTTTGAGTAGTTCCTGCCGGTCCTCAACCGCCCGCTCGGCCTTGGCTATTTCGTGACGCTCGGCGGTGCCTTGGCCAGATGCTTTCCATACAAGCGAGTAAGGCCAGTTCACGCCAGCAAGCGCGGCTCGGATGATCCGGTCGTGAAATGACTCCCATTCAGGGCCTGGGCGGAGGTTTTTCAACTGCTCAACACCGCCGCCGCTGTTAGCGCGGAAGTATTTCATCATGCCGCCCGAAAAGTTTTCAACTGTCACGCCG